CTTTCTGTTGCTGGTTTCTGTTTAACTGAGGTAAAACCCCAATCGCCATCAGCATCAAATCCGTCTAAAAAATCAAAATCTGCCATACTACTATTTATACTTTCTTCCCTGCTCTTATACGTCTATGTTTGTGTATTATTTTATCAACTTGTGTGTCTTTTACTGACTTCTTACCATATTGTGCTGCTAGATTACTTGCTGGGTGAGCGTCTGTAATCTTTGATAGCACGTCTTTCCAACCACGATCAGTATGACTATCTATATGACCCACGCTAGATACAATGTTTAATGTTGTAGGTGGTAATATCTTAATATGTTTCTTCTTGATAAACTCTTCCATTTCAGAGATTGACATCAAGTCTGTATATTCTTTTTTAGTTCTTGTATTTAAAAATCTATAAGTTGGCATTTATTCCCTCACTATACCACTCGGGTATACTTGTTTTCCATGTTGCAAAATCCTTCTTGTATTTCACATAGTAATCTCTATAAGCAATAATACTATCTTCATTCTTTACATCATCAGGCATTGCTTGTGTTGGTTGATTAAAAGGAATATTTAGGGGTATATTTTTAGGGGGGTTTCTCAATAGTTCTTTTAATACAACATATGATTTATGATCTTTACCATATCTTAATTGAAATTCTTCATGTAGATGAGTCCACATCTGATATAACCATTTGTAGTTGTAAACATTATTTCTAACCCATACTGCACTCGGGTGATGTAAATGACAGGCTTTGTACATGATTGCTTCTTCGTTAGCATTCTCTAATCTAAATCTGGTTACTTTTCTACCTGTCTTTGATTTGGCTATATACTTAACACCATCAAGCATTCTCTGAGCAGTTGACATTAGTTGAGCATATTCGATAAGCATTTTAACAACGTGTTTGTCTAAGTGTTGTTCAGCACAAATCTTTGGGTCTTTATGTAAGTAAAATATGTTCATGCGATTATTATATCACTTCTTTTTAGGTTTGTCAAGCTTTTTTATTTCATCTGGAGATAAACAAGATTTGAAAAACGAAGCTATTGACGCCTCATTTACATTCTTTTTATTTTGTTTTTCTAACTTATCAACCATTTTTTGCCACTCTTTGGCGTCTTTGTCCGTTACCGTCATTTCTGTTAATCACCTCTTTTCTGTTCAAAGTATGAAGTTCGATTATACTTCACACATAATTTTCTGAATACATTGTACCAGAAGTTCTTTGACCAATCGGTCGTTGAATTTGTACACGCTTTTTCAGCGTTTAATATCTTTTTCATTTCCATTATATCACCTATTGTAACATTGTTAGTTTCATTATCTCTTATCATTTAAAGGTAAATGATCCTTCTTCATTATTTTCTTATAACAAGGTTCGCAAAATTGAACCAGTATCGGTCCTAATTTTCCTACTAGTGTCTTTTCTTTATCGTGTGTAAATGATTTCACACATACTGAGCATTTATGTTTTGCCATTATTTCTCCTCCATTTTTCTTATTAGTTTAATCATTCTTATCACTCTCTTATCATAGTCTTCTGTGGTAGAGAATTTGTCTAGTGTTTTAATAAGCACAAATGAGTCAAGTGATTTATTACCTTCAAACATTAACTCTCTGGTAACTCTAAACTTCTCATATGCCGAGTGGTTGTTCAGTAAATCAACATAGTACTTAACACTATCACATTTACTAGCGAACACTTTAACGCCCCAACCAGGCCACTTCTCAACGCCCATAGGTAATAGATGAGGTGAAGATTCTTTCCACGTTCTAATACCAAATAGGTTATTTGCTTGTTTAGCAAATCTACTTGTACCCCAACCAGACTCTAACGCCGCCTGACCTATAATCATTTCATAGGGTATTCTTAAATGTTTAGGTGTAGTAAAGTTAATATAATTAATACACTTATGCATTGATCTCACAAACTGAATATCGTTATTATAAACAAACTCAGGTTCTTGTAGATCCATTTCTTTAATTGTTTCTACATAATACTTATCAAGTTCAGTATTAACTTCTGCAACCGCTGTTCTATTAGGATTAAAAGTACCCCAAGCAAAACAGATCATACCTAATACAGATAGACCAAATAAAATCTTAGTATAGAACCAAGTTCTATCTAACCATCTTTGTAGTTGTATTTTATTAGGCAACTTTACCTTCTTTGATAACATTTCTAATATCCTTAATTGTCTTCTTTTTATCTATGGCAAGAACATACCACTTAAATCTAACCATATGTTCGTTAGATGGACCGACATAATCAATCTCATGTTTTCTCTCAAAAGTTAATAAACCTTTTAGATATAAACTTACGATATCATCTAAGGTTTTCTCACTTTGTTGTTTAGGTATTGTAGGTGTCTTAAACTGACCTTTACCTTTTACTAATAGACTTAATATTTCTTTTTGTTTAGCACTTAGTTTCATAATGTATTTATCTTTCGTTTAGTTTGTGTATTGTTTTCTCAGCCTCATTTAGTTCTACTTCTACTTTTTTTTCTCTATTTACTAGAGATAAAACCACGACTAAAATCGATATGACTAAAGTCGTGGAAAGCAAGAAGAATAAAATTCCTTGTGTTAGTGTCATTAATACTTTTGCAATTCTAACATTGTCATTGGCACTCTATAAGTCATATCATTTTTTACAAGTTTAACTAAACATCTTGATTGCATAATTTTAGTAATCGTACCAAGAGTCTTTTTAGTTTTTTGTACAATATAAACTTTTGAACCGACTAGCAGTTCTTCTTTGATTTTTGATTTTTTGATAAACTCAATGTTATCTTTCAAAGTGTTCAATTGAGCAACTGACATCTTTTGTAGTTTTTCATATAGTATCATAATGTATATCCTTTTATTCGTTATTAAGTGTATATACTATCAGAGTTTAATACAAAAGTCAAGCCTTTTAGGCATAAAAAAACCCTTATAAATCAACGTTTATTGAAATATAAGGGTTCTTAAATGAGAACAAAACGTGAACACTAGACTGGAAAAGACGGTCTCTTTTCTTTTTTCATAAAATTATCGTCCCAATTGAACGCTTCTTTTACTAGATTCGCTGTGAATCCTTTGTACTTAGTGTTAATCTTTTTATTTACAACTGTAATCAGAAACTCAGCTTCTTCAGCACATAGTCCTTCTAACATCTGAATAAAAAGTAATTCTTTCTTAGATTGTTTTATAGTATTATCACCATTCTCTGTGAAAAGATATAACCTCTTGGCTTCTTGACCTAGTACTGTATGTTCGGTACCTACCGGTGCGTCATTTACAGTATAAGGCACTTCGCCTTTTGGTATTGCCCATTTAATATCTGGATGAAATGCACCTTTTAAAACCTGTCTTAAAGGAACCGAATCGTGATCTCTTAATACTTTTAGTTTTCTAGGTTTATCTTTTGCATTATTGATCTTCATAGCAATCTCACTCATTAAAGGTGGTACACCTCTACCTGATTCTGATAGTGCTTGCATACCTTTTTTACTTGCTAATGCTGGGTGTGACACCTGTTGTGGTGCTTGTGTTTGTTCGTTTTGTGCTTGCGTTTGTTGTCTTACCAAGTCTGGATTTGCAATTGATCCATCTGGATTTCTTCTAATTATAACCATTTTTTTCTCCTTAACAGTTCTTTCGAAGCCTAGAATTCGTCTATGACTTCAATTAAAGTTTTAAGTTTTTTGTTTATAAAATAACCTAGAATCTTATCTCTAGTTGCTACTTCAAAATTTTCAAACTCACGATTTATCTTGTCTTCTAATTCCTTAGGAATACAATTCAAATCTATTAATGTTTTATTTCTTTCGTAATTCGCTTGTTCTTGTTCGTTAAAGGTAGGTACGATCTCATTGCACCATGCCTCTATCTTCTTTTTACTTAAAGGTGTTTGTCTTCTACCTTCAATAAAAACATTGTCGTCTGATAGTACGTTTGGTATGCCATCGCTTCTATCACCTTTTAGTATATGCTCTCTAATATATAGACTTGGATTTTCATCTTGACCTACAAACTTATTAAGCACAGGATTGTATTGTTTTATTCTTGCATTATGTAATTGTATAAAGTCTTTATCACCACTTAGTATTAGTATCTTTTCTTTTACTTTTCTCGTTAGAACAGCAATGATATCATCTGCCTCTGCTGTTTCTAATTCAACTACCTTGTAAGGTAGGAATTCTTTAATCTCGTTTTTAACTTTAGATATGATGTCGAATATCATAGTCCAATCGTGTTCAGACTTCTCTCTATTCGCCTTTCTACCTGCCTTATAGTTAGGAAATGATTTCTTTCTCCATACATTACCACTATCACAGGCGATAACCATATCACCGTATTCTTTTCTAAACTTCTTATTGTGTCCTCTTAGACTATTTAGTACCATATGACGGACTAAATCTTCACTTAACTCCATACTATCTCTACTGAGAGTAACCATCAGGTTTGAGATCATTATTTGGTTTATATCAACGATAATCATAATTTATTATAACACATTATTTACTGTTTGTCAAGCCTTTGGTTTTTTAGATACAAATATTTTACCATAGTCCATATCTGTAACCTTTTTGCCATCAGGTAGTACACTTATCTTAGCAAGAACATCTGTTATAGATTGCATTGGGTGTTTCTTTTTAAAATCTCTTTTGATTAGACTCTTAATACTCTCTATCACAACTGCTAAATCTCTTAAAAAGGTTTCGTTCTTCATTGTGATGGCGTTCTGTTGTAGAACATGAATAAAATCTAAAGTAAACTCCTCGACTAACTGTTCAATAAATAAATCTTCTTTTATTTTAGTAGCCTGTTCTTCACTTTGTTTTGAAGCTAAATCTGTTTTAGGTTTCCTTGCCTTGTGAGCAGGAAACATTACTACATTATTCACTTTCTTTTTTTCTTCTCTAGTTCTCGGTGTATCCATCTAACTGCTTGATATGATGTAGGTGCTCTACTTATCATTCCTCTTATTTTTTTATGTACTATTGGGTTCACATCTTGTCCATCTTTATTATTATCTACAATAAGGAAGTTTCTATGACCAAATATTCTTTGTAGTTGTCCTAAGTTCTTTTGAATCTGTTTGTGACTTTGAATAACGATTGCGTCTGGTAGTTGTCTAGGTCTACTTCTATTTCTCTCTAGGGCGACTTCTAACGTTGTATTCACAAAAACCATATGAATATCATAACCTATTGTTCTTAAATTCTGTGCTTGTTGTTGTATCTTCTCAACATTCCTTGCTGTACTATCTATGATTAATCCTAAACGACCTTCAAGTGCCATCTTCATTTGCATACCTGCAATTTGTTTTGATCTTGATCTGATTAAATCCCTTCTCGCAATCTCTATATCATTGTGAGTAGCAAAGTTTAATGTTATTTTTTCTTTCTTTAGTTTACTTTCAAATGCACTATCACTATCAATTACTTTCAAACCCATACCACCTAATGCACTCTTAGATACCCAAGATTTACCTGACCCAGGTCCGCCTCCTAAAAAGAAAGCCTTGAATATAGAAGGATCGTAAACACCTTCTGTAATATACTGTTGAAATTTTCTCATGCTACTATTTATATCTTTTCACCCTTGAAATTTACTTTACCTTTTTCCATAAAGTATTCTACTAACTGATTGTAACCACCTATGAGTTCACCATCTATAAGTATCTGAGGCATAGTTCTAACTTGTTTACCTACTGCTTCATATAGTTCTTCAGGTGTATTGAAGTCTTTACCAAACATTTTTTCTTCATAGGTTAACCCAAGGCCTTTTACCAAGGCCTTCGACTTAACACAAAATGTACAATTTGGTTTACTGTATATTGTAATTGTCATATTTTAGTTTTCTATTGTTTTGATACCATCTGGATTAGATATAATAACTTTATCTATTGCATTTTTAGCAAGTGTATCTACATCAACTGATTCAAAAGCGTGTTTAGCAATATACTCAGCAAGTTTATTACTGTCACCAACACCCATTTTCAAACCAACATAAACTCTATATTCGCTGTTTGGTGTTTCGTAAACATCTTTTTCCCATGCTTCATAACCTTGAATCATTGTACCTTTAACAACATTGACAATTGTTTGTTCAATCTTTGAAACAACTTTCTTATTGCCTTCAGCACCGATTTCTGTTATGTAAAGGTCAGTTCTCTTGTTCATCTGACCGTGTAATTTGTCAGCAAGTTCTGCCTTAGCAATCATCATTGCCTTCTCAATTGCTAATTGTAAATCAGGACTATTACCTTGACCTACTGCATAAACAAATTTATCTGCGTCTTTATTAAAGATAAATCCTTTGTCTATTTTAGCGTCAACATACCATTGTGGTACTTGATTCAACACTCTTCCTTCTTCTTTCACTTCTTGTTTTACTTTGTAATTAGTCTGAGCACAATTTGTCAAACCCAAAGCAAGTAAAGCGATCATTATAGTTTTCATCATATATTTATTTACTTCCTTCTTTTATTATTTCGATAGATTTATCTACCATTTTGGTCACATTGACCTTGTCATTAAAATCACTCCAATGTACTGTAATGACAACAATACAAGCCATTATTACTAATAGTTTCGTCATTTATTGTTTCTCCCAAACACCTTTTTCACTTAAACAAAGCATCCCAGGCGTCTTAAATGGATGACTTGGTCTTGCATACGGTCTGCAATAAGCAGGTACCGTAATTCCTGAATAGTAAAACTGTGCAAATAGTTCCCAATAATTAGGACCATCATAACCGTCTTTACATTCTAAAATTTCTTCTTTTGAAGTTTGTATTTCTTTTATTAAACACATACTATCTTTACAAATTTCTGTTTCTTTAATTACTATTTTAATCATACAAGGATTGTCATTCAACCATTGTGATTTAGTTTGTTCTGCACTCACAATATTTATTACAAGTAATAATGATATTAAAATTACTGTATAAAAATGATATGTTTTCATTATTGAATATACCATCTTCCGTCAGGTGTCTGACAAGCAGTACCAAACTCATTTTCTCTTTGAATACCATACAAAGGCCATTGTCTATCAATACTCACAACTGATTCATAATCACTACACTTAACACCTTTAACAAGATAAGTTCTGTTAATTGTAACAGATCCCCAATTACCAGACGTATTACTACCCCAGGTAGTGTGTGATCTTTTTCCTGGTGATGTATTTAAAGTATCTACAAATACTGCCTTGTGTATATTCATATCATCATTGAAAAATGCACTCGCACCAAGCCAAGCGCCGACTACTGTACAAGCGGCCGTCATTGCAACACCTGTATTCAACATATGATGACAAGTACCGTAACCTGCCGTAGCACCGACAACACTACTCATATGAGATTTGGTTTTAGTGCTACAGTTAGTTAATGATAATAACAGTAAGATTAGTAAAATTTTCTTCATTGAAACATAGGTCCTAGTATGATTGATAATAACATAATTGGCACTACGATTGATAGCGGCCAAAACTCCCAGAAGTCTTTCCAAGTAAAGTCTTGTTCTTTCTTCTGTTTCTTAATACTTTTTCTAATCTCTTTCATTAGATTATGAATAGGTTCGCCTTTTTGAAAGTTAGGAAACCCCATATCGTTTAACATACCAACTTGATTATAAACTGCTTGTAATGTTTTCTTCTTTACTTCAATGTTTATTGTGTTCATTATCTGCCTATGTCTTTGATATTGTTAGATGATATGACTTGATAACCGCCCTTATTATATGCAGGAGCGATTGTAAACTTCTTAGACTCTCTCAATCGCCAGTTGTCTGATTGTATAGTAGATGAACCTTGAAGTGTGGTGCCCCTTGTACGATTCGAACATACCACCTGCTGATTACAAATCAGCTGCTCTACCGAATGAGCTAAAGGGGCAGATTTTTTGTATTGACGTTTCATCTTACCTTTAGAATCAAACTTGAAACCTAAAGTCTTTAGAAATTTAATGTGATCTATTAGTGCTGAGAGATAACTCTTGTTAGGTTTCTTTCTTTGTAACCTACGAATGGCACCACTTGAATTTTTAGTATATATCATTGAAGTCATTATAGTATTATAACATAAATTTGAAGTAAAGTCAAGCGTTAAGAAAATCCTCAGTTGGTAAACATAGTATTTTTAAAAGACCTTTTTTAT